CACCATCAACTGTAAGTGTATCACCGTCCGAGTATCCGAATCCTGTATTTTGTACAATAACATCAGCTAATGAAGTTACATAAGATATTTCACCGTCATAGTTTGCATTTGGATCTGGAATTATTTGTTTTACGTTTCCATCAATATCAGTTTCTGTTGTATTTGGCAGATATTCTTGACCACCACTTGTAATTACAGCATCTACAACTGAACCATCTTTAATTCTAACATAACCTCCAGCACCAAAACCATTTTCACAACTATCAAAGAAAGACAGTAAAGGTGGGCCTACATATCCAGATCCTGGCTCATTGATTGCAACACCAATAACCTGTCCAAGAACATTCACAATCGCACTTCCAGTCGCACCTTGACCACCACCTCCAATAAAGTCAACTCTGGGTGGGCCACATTTAAGAACATTGGTGTCACAGTCTGGTCGTGATGGAACTGCTGGAATTGCACCATCAAGACTATCTAAAAGAGGATCAAGTAAAGAACTTATTCCCATCTTACCAATAATATTAGAAAGATCATCATCGCCTGCAAGTGAAAGACCACCTTTTGTAGAATATGTTGTGTTTGGTGGACAATTTTGTGCATCACATTCAAGAGCATTTGTAATAAAGTTGGCATACTTAAGAGCTTTTGAGAATGTTTTACTTGGTAAAGCGATTCCGCCACCTTGAATCGCATTTAATTGATCAAACATACTTCCAAGTTGTGTATCTAGAATATTATTAATCTGTCCAAACATATCACTTAAGAAATTTTCAATACCACAAAGAGGTACGTCTAAGACTTGTCCGATCATGTTCTCTAAACTTTTAGCAAGATAATCTAATAATTCATCCTGTATCTTCTCAAAGTTACAAAACATCACATCAGTCAGAGATTTAGTCGCTTGTCCGACTTCCGCTTGTAATGTTTTAGGTGTCTTATCTTTTAAAGTTAATGATAGTTTATCTAAGGTTTCATTTATAACCCATGAACGACCACGACGAACCAACTTAGTTGTGGAATTTTGAATTTTATTTGATGTTAATTTTATCTCAGATTGAATATCAACAATACCACCATAGATAGGATTCACAAATACATTTGCAGAATTTAGTGACTGTAATGTTTGTATCTTTTGAGTAAAATCTTTGATCGTATTTGTTATCTTTGTTATTTCATTATCTTGACATGCGGTAGCATTATCTATTTTTGTTTCAGTGCTCTTCTCTTTTTGTTTTTGTGCAACAGTTGCCTTGCTTTCACCATCACTCATCCCTGTATCTACTGGTGAATTCACACTAACTTGATTTTTACCAAGATTACTTTTTACTTTTGGTGGAGTATATGGAACGAAACAAGTTTGTTTTTTTGCATTGAACTGTGCTGACGTTAACTCATCTTTAATAAAAGACTGTCTAAATAAAGTTCCGAATATAACTGGTTGTTGACCGTCTGCACCATCAAAGAAAAATCCAACTACAACTTCTCCACCTTGATATTGCATTGTTTCACCACAACCGCCAGTGGTTGTAGTGTTTGGTGGTAAAAGAACATGTGCAAGTGGTAAATCTTTATCTGCTAAATCATCTTCACATCCATGATATCCCACAATACGAACACGACATCGATGTGAATAAATATCTTTCTCTTCTGAGTCACCAGCTCTTGTTTTTTCTAAGGCATCACCCCACTCTCCTTTCTCTGGATCGGTAACTTGACCGATCCACCATTGCATTGGATCTCTTCCTATGAAATTTGTAGCTGATGGTTGATACATCTAATTAATCGTCATATACTAGGCACTCTGGTTCATCTGGATGTAAGTCACAGAATATTTCCAAAGCATTGGGGTCATGATGATCGCCCGCTTTAATTTCTTCCTTATGATGTTCTGCATACTCTTCTAGATCATGCAATTCTTCTTTTGCATGTCTGCGTGCTGCAGGGTTTGCTTGTGGATCGTCAAGGATTTGTTTATCCTTTTCGATATGATCTTCGATTGATTTCATTTGATTTTCCTTTTCTTTTATTTAAGCATTTTATTTGGAACGGAATGCTGGCCATGTGTTTCCGTACTGTCGATTGTCAGCACGAATTAATTCACCTGTGTCTGTGATTCCAGTTTTATCTACGGTGAATACATCACGAATTAATTTAAGTTGGGTTTCACCCTTTCCACCACCAATAAGATGTCTTAACTCAGCGATTAGATATCTTCCACTTGGATCATTACTTCTTTCATTACCATAGGAATCTACAGCAGCGTCTCCATTTTCTTGTTTAAGAGGTAATCTAATATCAAGTGCAAAACCAGCTCTTAATGTGGTATTCAATGGAATTGAAATACTTAGAGACTGTGAGAATAGTAAGTTATTCCTAATATAAGACTTATTTTGATATCTGGCAAGTTCACTTTTAGGTTGTTCATCTTCTTTTTTTGATCCTTTTTGTGCAACTCCAACATCATCAACTCTTACCATAAGTCGAGTTGGGTAATTCTCAATTCCAGTTAATAAAGTGGCTGGTTTATTTAATTTTAACTCAGAGGCTTTAAAATCAACAACGTCAGTGTTTTGATTTTCAATGTCAACATATATTGTTCGATTGGCATACATTCCCATTCTCATATTCATTCCAATATCATTTGATTGATTTAAGTTATTTTGTAAAATTTTATTAGATATGCCTTGTGCATCTGTTTGTTGATATGTTATTGCATCTTGTTCTAATAAACTTTTAATTGATCTAAAATGATAACCATCTAAAGTTTCATAGAATAAAAAACCAAAATCATCTGTTGATGATTGTGCTTTTGGACACAACCACTGGATTGTATCGAATGGTCTTTTTAAATTACCAACGAATGAATAAGAGTTAGTTGCTCTATCATCTTCTTTAGGGCCAAATAATGTTTTACTTGTTCCAATTCCTTTTGAATCTCCAACAAGTAATTCAACAACAGTGTCTGAAATATTACCAGTATATTTTTTATTAACTCTTGCAGTTTCATTAACAATCGTCTCAACCGATACAAACTCTAAAGTCGCTACCTGTTTATTAGATTCAGTGACCATGTTTCTAACAGAGTTCAGCATCATCTTTTGTTTTTCAGCAGTGATTTTAAAATCATCTGCATCTTCATCATCAACTTTCACTATCAAATCAATATATTCTCCACCAGTTATTCCTTTACGACCTATCACTTGATCTATATCAATAAAAGTAATAGTCATTGATATAGATGGACTTTCAATACTTTCATAATAATCAATAATCGGATTTCCAGCGACTATATCATAATCCTCCTTCAATGAAGATCCCTCATTAGGGCGTAACATACATTTGGTAATAAGAAAGGTATTTTCCATTATTGAATCATTCTTGCAATTTCTGGTGGCAATTTATTGGTGTGAGGTGATAAAGATAGATATTGATTTCCTAAAGTATTAATAAAAGGAATAGCAGGTTTAGTTGTTTTTATTTGTGTATATGTTACCTGTGGTTTACTATTTTGAACTGTCACAGGAGAGTTTGTATTCTTCACAGTTTGTGGAGCTGGATTTGTAATTGTTTGAATCGCAGCAGAATTAGTAGAGACTGATGACTTTAATTGATCAATATTTTTAAATGTGAGTTCATCTGCTTCTACGGATTCATTTTTTCTATCAAAATCAAATTTATTAAATGTCACAGCATCTAAAATACCACCTAATACTCTTCCAGCTCCACTTGTAGTTCCACCCTCTTTATCTAAGTCTAATAAATTACCAGACAAGGCATCAACACCACCAGCAATAACTCCACCAATACCCCTTTCCTTGACACCTTTGACTGCTTCCTTTGCTCCTTTAAATAAAAATCCTGATGGAGCAATATTATCACTCGCTGATCCACCTTTCTTATCAAAATCAAATATACCACCAGTCATGAAATCAGCAACACCACCCAATGCACGTTTTCCACTCTCAACTATTCCTTCACCTTCTTTACCACCTTCAACTAATCCCTCATCACTACCACCCTCTTCACCAGATGCAAAAGACATATTCGATTCGGATGCCTTCACAGAACCACCAGCTAATCCACTAAGACCTATTGCACCAGCTATAGCACTTACAATTTTTGTTCCAACTGAACCAATTCCACTAATCAGTTTTGATCCAAGGCCCATAATAGCTTTACCAACAATGGGTAACTTTCCCAAAGAACCAGTAAGTCCCTTTGCAATAACTCCTCCAAGTTTTCCAAAACCGAGACTTATACCTTTTCCAAGAGCGGGAATTAATTTTGTAAATATTCCTTTTGTAAGTAATGGTAAGAGAACTGGCCCTAAAAGTTTAACAGATGCAATTAAAGTGCCTCCCAGTGCTAATGCTTTTATAAGACCACCTAAGAAACTTCCTCCACCACCTTCTTGTCCAAATTCACCTGGCTGTCCTTTAGATCCCTTATCTCCTTTCACGCCTTGCACACCAAGAGCTCTATCCATCATCTCTTGTTTCTGTTTTGCATCCTGTTCCTCTAGAAGTCTATCTTCTCTCTCATCTTTCTCTAACTTATTCTCTATTATAATATAATTTGCAATGTCTCTGATTTGTGTTTGCATTGTCTCGATTGACATCTGCAAACTCTCAATTAATAACTTATTTGCACTAATAGCACTTATAGCAGAGTTTGATTTTGACAAGGCAGTGCTAGCCTTCTTATCGATTGAATCACTTCTCTCGAAAAAATTACTTAAATTTATTTTTTTACCTTCTTCATCCATACCTTTGGACGCCCTCTTGTTGTTGATTTTTTAGATTTTGCTCTTCAATATATTGCTTGAGAAGAGAAGTATAAATGTCTCTTTCCCAAGGCATCATATTTTCAAGTTCCGTCAAGCTGTATTTATGGTATTGCATGAGAGCAAAATTGATACGGTAATAGGACTCAAGATCCTCTCTTGCAATACTTAGCCGAAAAAATCGGACAGACCCTCCAAAACTACACTACCTTTTTCTTTTGTATTTGGATTTACAACTTCAATGGTATGTGATAATTTAGGCATTGTCGAAAAGAACTTTTCAACCTTTTTGTATTGTTGTGAATTTAATTGTTGTACAAATTCAAGTCTTTCATCTGGAGAATAGTCTTTTGCCTCCCACGCATCTTCGCCAGTGTAAATGGTATCCATGCAATCAGCGACAACTCTAAAAGTTTTATCAACCATAGTTTCCGCTTCATCCTCTGTATCAAAATTACTTTCAATAAACTGATTGAGTGATGGATACTTCATACGAAGAGACATCTTATCATCTAAAACAATATCAATCTTATGATCTTTTGGTTTGATAACTTTGATTTCATCCACATATATTGTAACTGGTACTTTTGTCTCTCCATCATCAGGGCAAGTCACAGTTAATTTAATATCTTCACCGATAGACTTAGCACGAATATTTAAAAATAAAAATTCAATATCAAATGTGGGAAGATCATCAACTTTAATACCTCTTGTTAAAATGCATTTCTTCAATACATCAGTCACGGCATTTGTGATTTCATTTTGACTCTTTGATTCCAATGCTAAAATTAAAATCTTTTCCTCTTTGACAAGAAATGGTCTATATTTAATTTTTTTACTTGATGATGGTAACTTCAACTCATAGGTCGGAGTTTCAATGGTTGGTAAAGGCATAATTTATAAATTTGATGTTTTATTTAGCGAGCTCCACTGCCTCGTTTGTTTTTCTTTCGTGTTTTTTGGTTTAATGATCCAGTATTTAGAGCATTATTCCCATCCTGTGCATATCTTGAATTTAAATTATCAGTAGATCTAGATCCAATGCCAAATGATCCAGCTGGAACTGTATTTTTGATATCGTTTGAATTCACGACACCATCTGGTTGATTAATAACTTGTTTTTGAATGTCTGTGTTATTAAACGTAGTGAAGAATCTGTCATATGCAAACTGTATAGTACATTTTAACACATTTGAGTCACCATAGGCAACTCTCATTGAAGTTAAATCACTAGGCCAAGCGTTGACAAATTCATACATTGTGATATCAGATTGATAACTTGAGTTTCTTGATTCTCTTATGAAGGTATCTCTTTCAAATTTTGTAATGTGAATTGTTTCCTTATACTCCTCTGGATAATTAAAGCGTGAATATGCATTTGCTTGTCTAGAACCAGTTTGAATTGGATTAATATATGTCATCCAAGTTTCTAACACTTCTAAAATTACATGATCTGCATCACAATAAAAACTCAAGTTTAATGGAGGAAAATTTCTAAGATTAGGAAATTCTTCTTGAATACCTTGGCGGTGTCCAATTGCACTGGAAGGAACATAACTTGTGCCTGGAATTTCAGCTTGGGTACATAATAAAGACATTTTTTCTTGAAAACCCTTTCCCTGAGTTCTGGTTGATCCCTGTCCAAGAGAACTTAAAGTTGATAACCACTCTCCTCCAAACGAAAAAATTACCTGATAATAGGTATCAAGAGAGGGTCTTGCAACTGTTTCTCTAATTTTATCTATTCTATCTTGAAATATTTGATTTCTTTTTGGAAATGACACGATAAATAAGTTTAAGTTGTTATTATTATATATGAGCTAT